GCTTTTCTTACAATCTCTTTTCCTCTAGGTGATTTAGGTGTTTCACCTTTCAATCTCATACCTGGTTCATTAGATATAGCTAAAGACGGATCAGGTAATTTTTCTTTAAACATAATACCTGATGGATCTAAAGCTGTTCTTCTAAATGAAAGTCTTGTTTTAAAATCTTTAAATTGAGGATATTTTTGTCTTAATGCTCTATCATTTTTTAAATATTTTGTTGCTGCTTTTTGTTTTTCTTTTGAAGTG